TATAGCTTGAACATTTTGTTGTAAAGCTGTTAACTCTGGAGCAGTTTCTTTTACTCCATTTGTAAAAGCTATTATATTAGTAGATGAATTATTTACTGCACTGCCAAACATTGTAATTGCATCTGAACTTGCAGTAAATGAAGATGTGGCTTCAGCTTGATGTTGTTTTTCTGATGCCATCAATGAATCTATTCCAGATTTAGCTATTCCCAAGGCTCCCGCCACGCCAGCGATTGCTGGTGCAAGTTCTTGAAGACCTGGAACCATCATTGCTAAACCGAATGCACTTGACGCATCGCCAACGCCTGCTGAAGCTGCTCCACCAACACCTGGAATCTTTTTTAACAATGGGGAAGCCATCTGGCCCATCATCATTGCAGTCATTCCTGCACCCATACCTCCAGCAACTCCGCCACCCATGGCATTGCCAGACATAAAGTTTCTAGCCCTGCCTAAAACTCCTCCAGATTTGGTTGCAACTTCTTCTCCAGTTGTAACTGCAGCTTCAACAGATTGTGTTACTGCTGCTTCTAACTCTGGTGTGCCTTCAATAACTCCTTGTGCTGCCCCTTGTGCAAGAGGCAATCCCAACATTCTTCTAAACAAACCAGATGGGCTTGCAATTTCTGCTGTTGCTTGTCCTGCAGATAATCCTTTTGCTACAAGATCTGCAACTGCTTCTTCAACAGTTACTGTACCTGCTTGAATTCCTGCTTTTAATGCGGCAATATATTGTGCTGCAGCTTCACGTGCAGCCATTTCTGCATCTTTTCCGCTCTTTGTCATTGCAGCTAAGATTCCTGGTTCATTTGCCTTATAAGTTAAAGACTCATAACTTGGCAAATCTCCATTTAGTCTTGCATCTGAAATTGCTTTTGCAACGGGCAAATAATTGGTTGTAGCTGAAGATGCTTTAATTTGACCACTTTTTACTTTTTCCATCATGTCCGCCAAAACGGCGTTCATAAATTCGCCTTCAAACCTATCAATAGGTTGAGAGCCTACTCTTACTCTTGCTGCTGTTGCTTTAATTTGCTCTCTTACTGCTGGATCATTAACTCCCTCAAGCATTGCTTCCATTACTTTGTCTGTTGAAGCTTGCCATTGTGGTCTAATGTTTTTTCTTGCTTCACCCTCGCCAGACATGTATTCCAAAGCTTTATTCTCTGCTCCTGTTGCACCTGTCAAATTGCTTAGTTGCCAAGCCTTGTAGCCCTCTGGTGTTGTTGCATGATTTATGTGTGCTGCGTCTGCAGTTAACATATCATTAATTTGCTTTGGATTTAATGTAAGATTTAATTTTTCTATTATTGCTCTTATTGCTTCAAGCTGTGGACCTATTATATAGTTTGCAAGTCCCGCAATTTCTGAAGGAGCACTTGTTGAACCTGGCTTAACAAATGTTGCTTCTCCGAATGTTGATTGTGTTCCGACAGCGTACCCTGGCAAATTACCATCAATCATTGCACTGATAAATGGTCCATACTTTCTAGCCTTATCCTTTGGAATTACCGCTTCACCTGGAGTAAGCATTGCTGGGAATGTATCTGAATTTCCTGATCCTGGAACATATCCTCCTGTAGCCATACCTGGTGCCTTGAAAGGAATGTTTCTAATGGCTTCTGGTATACCCGCCTCGGCCGTGGCAACTGAATCAAGAGCTGTTACTGCTTCTGTAAGAGTTGAAATTCCTGCGCCTTGGTTCATGCTTGCTATAAGCTCTTGCATACTTACCGTCAATTGCTTAATAGCAGTATTTAACAAATCAATTTCTTCTACATCTGAAGCTATTCCATCACCAAACAATTTACTAGCGTTTTGGGCTGCAATCATTTCTGGAGTTAATAGTTGTCCTAAGGTCTTGCCGCCCGTGGCAAGTTGCTTTAAATTAAATATTCCTTTAATTACATATCCAACAAAGTTTGCAAACAAACCAGTTAACATAATTATTGGTCCTGATAAAGCCACACCTATTGCAAGTGCTCCCATAACAGCTTTAACTGGACCAGGTAGTCCCTGGAATAATTTTGCGATACCATTGCCAAATTGAAGAATCTTAGTTCCAAATTCAAGAAGTTTTTGTCCTACAGGATACAAATCTGCTTTAATAGTAGCCATAGCTTTTGTCCACTGTGCAGATGGAGTTGATGTAGCTTGTGTAAGCTCTTGATTTGCAAGATTTTGTATCTGTTGGCTTGAAGCATTTGCAACCTTAATAGCATTTGCAGTCTGGCTTCCTACTTTTCCAAAGTTTTCAATAAGGGCTGAGATTCTTGCAAACTGATATTTTCCAAATAGCTTTTCAATAAGCTGTTCTCTAACAAGTGGAGACAAATTTTGAAGGCTTGCTTGCAAAGCCTGAATCATTTGAACTGGTCCGCCAGCATTTTTAATTGAATCCAGATTAATACCAAACGACTGGAATTCCTTATTTGCAGCAGCGGTTGGAGCGATGATAGAGCCAAATGCTGACTTTAATGCGTTTGCAGCTTGTGCTGCTGGAACACCTGCTTCTTTCATAGCAAGCAACATAACAGAAGTATCTTTATAACTTCCGCCAAGCTGATCAATAATTGGTCCGACTCTACTTTCTGCAGAAACAAGGTCATTCATAGAAAGGGATGTTTGCTTCTGAATTGCACCAAAGTAATTAACTGCATCTGACAACTGGGTTGTATTTAGCTTATAAACATTTTGAAGAGCAATAACAGCACTTGTAGCTGTCTGTTGATCAAGGTTGCCAAGTTTTGCTAATCTTACAGTTTGCTCGGTAGCAGTGGTTAAATCTGTCCCCATTTTACCCATAGCAGCAAATGATGATGCTACTTGAACAGTAAATTCTTGGGTAATTCCTAGGGTAGAAGCCATATTTCTTCCAAGGTCCAAAACCTGTTGAGAAATTTGATTAATTGAATTTTGGCTTGGAGGAGTCAATCCTTCTCCATAAACTTTTTGAAGCTGTGTAATGGCCTTGTTTACACTATCAAAAGATGCTATAGCCTGTTGTCCAAATAGGATTAATGGCATAGACATACCAACTGTTAGCTGACGTCCCGCCCATTGTGTATTCTTACCCCAGTTGATTAAAGCTTGTGATCCTTTTTCAACTGCGATATTGTAAATATTTTGTTCATTTGCAGCAATCTTTGTTGCATTCGCCACTGCATTTATAGTGGTAGGAGTAAATACTGAATAAAAGCCCTGTTTTGTAGGGTCTGACATAATGACAGAATTTTGAAGCTTTGTTTGTTCTACAGCTAAAGCTTTGACACTACTCGTTGCAGAAGAAGCTCTATTGGTAAGTATATTAAAATAGTTACCAATTCCTAAGCTACCCTTTTGAAGTGCTTGACCAAACTTTTCTGTTTCAGTGGCCATCTTAACTGTAGATGCAGTAAATTGACCAGTTGAAAGCATTGTCTGCTTAAAGGAATTGGCTATATTATTTAAATCTTTTGCAAGGGTTGAGTTTACACCAACACCCGCCATGCCCTGTTGGAGCAATGCGACTTGGGCTTGAAGAGCTTTAATTTGTGCGTTAACTGAGGAGAAGTCACCTAACGCAACAATATTAAGTTCTATATTAGCCAATTAGTTTACACCCCCATCATTCCTGCGACATGAATCCAAGTCCTTCACCAATTCCGAAACCTTCGTCAGAAGCAATTCTTGCATTTTTAAGTGCAGTAACATCTTCTGGTTCCTTGGAAGCTTCGTCAAGGTCCACACCCTGCAATGAAGCCATAAACTTCATTTCACGATGTTCTTTCTCTCTCATTGAATTTAGAATTGCATCTAATTCATTGATAGAAAGACTTTCTTCTAACTCGTCAAAGTTTTTCCAATGACCGAGTAAGAAAACTTCAGACTCTAAGGAGCGTAGATCTAGTTCGTCCCAACTAGAGCCGCTCCCAGAAGGTTTGGGTCTGTAAGCTTTAGACCTCCTGCGACTTCCAAAATCTTCATCATAGTAGGAACTTCAATTGTCTCTTCAAACTTATCTTTGTTTGTTCCGAGATCTGTTCTACCCAAAGCATTTAAACAAATCATTGCTGCATCCGCAAATATATCCATTGCGGCGGTTTCTGATTGATTCTCATCCTTTTGCATGGCGTTAATAATATCCATGAACTTCTTCAACTGCTTAATAGGCAGCGGCTTGAGAGTAATGGATGTTCCATCACTTAATTCAATTTCTACTATATCATATACGGTTGTTGCCAATTTATAGCTCCTTTGTTTAGTTAAATTATACCAATATAATTAGTCAAGACAAATTCAGAACCCCGCCATTTCTGACGGGGCCTGAAATTCTATATTAAGTTGTAGTTTACAGCTTAGTTAGTTCCGTATACACGGTCAATAACTACACCGTATTCTGATCCTGCATAAGCATATGAAGTATCAGGCAAGCAACGGAAATTCACTGGGAATACTGTTGCTGCATCACGCTTCAAAGCATGCATTGTTGTATCAATTGAAACAACACGACGTGCCACATAGACACGCTCACGGCTACGAAGTGCGTTTGTATTTGCACCTGCGCCGATTACTGTTGATCCTGATGCACCGCTTGGATCTGCGTATGACTGAGATGTACCAATCTGAGCTGGAGCTTGTCCAACTGCAATAAGTACACGCTCTACTGGTGTATCACCAAGAGCACCTGCAGCCAAGTTCAATGTTGCTGCTGGAGAGTCTGAGTTACCCAAAGCTGTATCATTGTTAACCAATGATGGGACTGCTGTTACTGTGCTTGCAGTATTTGCAACATAGTAAGAGTCCATTTGTCCCCATGAGAATGTAAGGTTCTCAAGAGTTGCTTCTGTAAGTTCGGTCTTTAGCAAAACCTTGAGAGTTTGCTTAAAGATACGAGCTGCGTCCAAAAGTTGATCAACCATAATCTCACCATATACTGGTTCGTATGAAATCTCAAGTCCTGTGTTTGTAAATCCTACTTCACGGTATCCACCGTTAGATGCTCCATTAGATGCAAGGAGACCTTGACGAGCTGGAACACCAGCTGGGAACAAAGTACCAAGAGTTGTAGAGTCTGTTGCTGGACGACCAAAAGTATTAGTGTTGTTTCCAACGCTAGTAAAAAGTGCTGCTGCACCTACGATTACATTTTTAGTGTTTAGAGCCATTTATTTATTTCACCACCTTATTTATTTTAAATTTAAAACAAAAAAGACGACAACTTGCTTCCTCATAGAAAATCATAGCATTTGTTGGAAATAATTCAAACTTTAGATATATCTTCCAGTATTGGAGTTTGTACCCTCATCTACCGAACGGGTATAGGTATACATGAATGAGAAGTCACCACTCATGAACCCGCCTTCATCTTGGAATGGCTGGATTGGGTTGGCTGCCTCTAGTCTGCAATATAAGAACTTAAATGGGCTATTTGCTGTATGAGCCACGTCATTTATATCAGCAGCTGAATACTCATAGCGTCTGACAAAGTCTGTCAGGAAGTTTGATATGGTCAGGATCTGAGCATTGCTTCTTGAAATAATCTGGAGAACCATAGTTTCTTGTGAAAGCCACCATTGAACCCCGTAATTTTTTTGAATAATGTCATAGGTTATATAGGTTTTACCTGGCAGCAAATTGTTAAATTCTGGCACCTGCTGTGATGGAATAATAGGGCAAAGAGCGGTTGTAAGGCCATTAGAGCCTTGTGGAATATAGTCATTAGCATGAAGTATGCCATAGCTTTGCAACTGAGCCCAAATAGCATTTCTGACATCTGTGGCTGCCACTCTTGAATAATCTACCGTCATCTTATTACACTCCCTGTATCTACTGCATCAGCAATTAAAGTAACTGCTTTTTGTACTCCCGTCGCATTTCCACCCTTAGTGCTTAAAACTTTTGCAACGTCACTAGCTATTCTCTCATACACCCCAGATGATTCCATAATTACATTACCATTTTTGCTGTACCATTCAAGCAAATACTCAGCAAAAGCATTTCTTGTCTGAATTCCTCCTGGGTGAAGAATATTAATCTGTGTGCCAGGTGCTACGAAAGCGATGCCGTTTCCAGAAGTCATGGCAAGTATTCTTTTTGCTTGAAAAGACACTGGATTTCCTTGCTCCATAACTTGTGCTTTATTAGCAAAAATATTTCTTGCAGTTACAACCTTGCCAGTCTTACCTGGTCTTAAAAGCTCTGGGCTTATTGGAACTGGCATTTTTGATTGCAAAAAATTTGTTGTTATTAAAAGACTTCCATCAAGAACAGAGGTTCTTTCTAAAACAAATAGCCTTGCTGTTTTTTCTCCTATTTGACCCCACTCATAAACGTGGTGCATTTTTTTAGGATTAGCTCTTGAGTAGTTATCAATATCAACCATAAATCTTTCTCCTGTTATGGAGAATACGGCTCTTGATATTTGCTCAAGTGCTTTTGGCTTTACAAGTTGATCAATTCCTATAACTAAATCATCCAAGCCTTGAACTAGTTGTTTTGTGTCAATCTCAAGCTTCAGAGTCATCTTGTAGCTCAGTCCTTAGAAGTACTGACACATAATAGGAAATTGATCCAAAAGGATCAACAACCGCATGTGAAGACATTACTTCAAAAATTGTATCTGGTGTTCCTGTTCTATCAATTTCAACAAATACTGACTTACCTTTATTTGTTCTGATATTTTGAATACGCCAACGCTTACTAAGCAAGGAGGTTCCGTACATCTTTAATTGAAATTTTTCGTTATATAACTCGTCTCCAGTTGTTCCGAACGTCTTATTGTCTGTTCTTGTAGAAGCACCACGTGATTTAACAGGCTCAATACGACACTGAATAGTTTGAGAATATACCCATTGACGGGTAATCTCTCCAGTATTGGCATCCTGAGTATTTTCTTGAATATAAACATCTGCGTTCATATTCATGATTGATCCTGCAAATGAGACTAGGTTATTTAACATTAGATAATTACAATATTTGCCTTGCGGTATTGATCTAGGATGTTATCAACCATAACATTGCCTGTACCATTAAATGCCCCGCCTGCCATCTTGAATGAAATTTCACTCAAGTTAACTTGTGACAAATACTTGTTCCTCCAGTTGTAGTCGTTTGACATAATATCCTGTTGCAAAAGCATTGAAGCAAGCTTAATATCTTCTGGAACATAATTGTAACCAATTTCTCCAACAAAACGATATAGGTAGGTATCTCTAAAACGACCCGATTCGTAAATGGTTGGATCCATTTCGTTGTTCCAGCCGTCTGGCCAGGCTGGGTACCAAATGCGAAGCTGATAACCAGTAGGGCTAATCTCTGTGTTATATCCAAAAGTATTATAGACTGGACTGGTTGTTCCATCAAATACTAAAATTTGATTTTCCCAAATCTGATCCAACGAGAGCATCTTCTCTGTTAGCTGAATTGTATTTGCACCAATTCCGTAAATTTCTTGAAAACCATAATACTTATAAAATTTAATTCCCGCATAACCTTCAATAATGGTTCTTGCCATTTTTTCGGTCTTAATAATTGTGTTCGGATCAATATAGTTAGGCTTAGAAGAGTCTCCCGTGTATCCTAGAAAATCCATTGTTTCTGGTATTGAAGCATATGGAGTTTCAATACTATAGTAATCTGTTGTCTTCACCGCTACCCCGCCTTGGGTATAAGACCAAACTACTTCAAGCACCATATTTACACTTGTAATGTTTGGTGTTAGTTGATATGAATAAACTCCAGTTGCGGGCTCATCGTAAGCATTTAAATTGGTATAGAGGGGTGTCTGACTGATTGTACCTCCAGGATTGTAAATATCGCTGTCCGCATTGTATATTGACAATGTTGGCAGTGAATCTGCCTGCGATAATACTCCATTACTATATACCTCTAGGTAAATCTTTTCCTGGCTGTTTGTGTTGATTGTTTGCAATCAGAACACCCCCTATTTAATTTTTAAGCGTAGTACTCTTGAGCCTCACGAGGAGTCGCAAGACGGAAACCCTGCTCTGTATCAAAAATCTTTTGAGCGTCTGCTTCTGACATAGCCAAAAATGGATGCTCTTGTGTAAACTGGAAAACGCCAACTTGATATGAATGGTTATTTCTTTCCATCTTTACAAGCACTTGATTTGCTGTCTTTGACATGATCTTCTTTTCTCTCTTCTGCTTTTCAAACTCTGGTACTTCAATATCTTGCTTTTCAGCATTATCAAACTTAGCATACATTTGATAGCTGATGCCCTCTTCTTCAAGGGCTGCAATGATTTCTTGTTTTGTCTTTAATTCTGATGCATCAATAGCAAAAGAATCTGCGACTTTTCTTAGTTCTGTAATTTTTAAATCTGTAAATGACATTTGACTTCCTCTCGTCATTGTTTATTATAGCATTAAATGGCTAAGGGAGCTACCGAAGTAACTCCCCGCCTTGCATCTAATTAAAATTAGAATGTCTCGCCGTTCAATCCACCTGTAACGTTTGAACCATTGTATGCTGATCCAAATGATGGGGTAGACATTACTGAGCCTGCTACTGCAATGTTCTTAACGATGACGTGTGCATCGTAGTTTTCCATTACGCAACCAACACGAATGAATAGTGTATATTCAATTGTGTCCTTCTTTGGCTGGAACAAACGATAGACGGTTACGTCACGCTTGATACCAATAATGAAGTTTTGCGGGAATGTCAAGTGAACATCACCTGTGTTAGCTGATCCATTGTAAGTCTGGGTTTCGCTGATCAACGGAACGTTGATAACTGGAATTCCAAACGCAAAAGGAGTTACTGAACCTGGACCGCCATCGTTAGCAGCGACATCTCCACGGATGATACCTGAAGCGATATCAAATGGGTTGCCGTTACCAGCGTTAGCTGTTAGGTTGAATAGGTAATCCTGAACCAAGTTTGATCCTGTGAAGAAGCGAAGTTGGTTTCTGCGTTGCTTGTACTTACGTGGAAGGGTCTTGATAGCTTGGTTGAATACGGTCTTGTCAAGTCCATAACCAGCAGCGTCAACAACGTGTGCGTTGTTAAGTGCCAATGTACGGAAGCCTGCGAATGCTGACATCAAACCTGAACCAGTTCCAGTACCGTTAATAAGGGTATCCTCAATATCGTTACCAGCCTGGGTAGCCATAAGACGTGCAATGTGATCCTCTAGATCTGGACCTTCAATATTGTCTTCAAGAGACTCTGCTGAAAGTTCCCAGTCAAGACGGAGCTTGCGTGTTGTAAGAGATACCTTGTTAAATGTAGCATTTTGTGCAGAGAAAGTAGTAGTATTAGCGTTTGTATAGCTATCACCACTTGCCACGAAGTTACGTGGGTTATCTTCCTGTGCGACGGTCATGATACGTTGTCCAACAGCAACACGATCAATCTCGGTTGTGTTTGAACGCATACGGATTGTACGGGCTGTCTTAGCCAAGATTGTTGCATCCCACATGTAATCCAAGAAGCGGTTAGCTTGATCTGGATATAGGAGACCGTTACCTGAAAGGGTAGCAGAGTCTGTAGATGCATTGACTGCTGAAGAACCGAGGTCCGTAGTATCAATTACTTTTTGTAGAAGTTCATTACTCATTTTTATTTCACCACCTTATTTTTTCTGTATTTTTTTATATGCTAGAAGCACTGAGGAAAGCACCTTGCCATATACTTTGTTTTGGTTTTGTTTGACCCATTGGAGCTTCTACCCCAATGGACTTCTGAACTGCAGTAGCAGATTCAAAATTCTTGAGTTGATGATCAACATACTCAATCTTTCCGAACATATCTGTTACTGACTTACTCAAGGTTTCGTACTTTGTAGCGAGATCTTCATTTGCCTTCTGGATATCCTCATATGCCTTGGACAAACGAGCCATTTCAGCTCTGGTCTCGTTAACAATGTTATACATGTCCGCTACTGTTGCTGCGTGTGTAGCATAGTTAGTGTTGGACTTTTCTAGTGACTCACCAAAGAAGGCTTTAAGGTCTGAAACCATCTTCTCAAAATCAAGTGTATCTTCAACTTCAGAAATCTCTGCAGCCTTTTCAACTGTAGTATCTGCAATCTCCGAAACAGATGAAACTTCTTCGGCAGGAGTCTCAACATCAATTGACTTCTCAATTGTTGCATCTGTATTTTCTGTCATTTTGTTACCTCCTTCGTTGAGCGAAATCTCTTCACTCTTTTTAAGTCCGTCTTCAAACGTGACTTTTTTCTTGCTATTTTGATCAGGATAAAGATTAATGGTAGCGTTGCTATCAATGACATTACCTGCCAAACCTGGTGCAGCTGTCTCGCCAGCTTCGTGTGCGGATGTTGGTGCATCATCTTTCTTGAAATAAGAATCAATTACCTTTTCAATTGCTTCAAACTTCTCTGAATCCTTTTGCTCAACCCAACCAATATTTGTCATAGGTGCATCACATACAACGCAATCCTTTGACATAGCTTCTGATGTTGATGCAACTTCATCTTGCTTGCACCAGAATACATTTTCTAGTGTGATGTCTGCAACCATTCCTTTAACAAATGTGCTTCCATCTACATTCTTTTCAATAGAAAAAAAGTTTGCAAGCTGGTTTGCTGGTGAATCAACTAATGACAATTCGTGCAAATCATAATCATGGATAACACGACGAGTTTCGTTCTCCCCGTCAACTTTTTCCATCTTTGCATCATTGATGTTTCCACCAATAGAAAAACCTGAATAAGTACCATCTAGGCACTTCTCCCATGCATCCTGTGCACCCTTTGAAATATAGGCAGTTACATATACGCCGTTGTACTTCTTCTGAGTCTCTGGATCAAAAAATGTGTCATGCTTAAACTTAACCATCTTACCAACTGCTGTTGGCCCGTGCATCTCACGGATATTTCCTCTGAATCTTTCAAAGGCTTTCTTATTTGCATCCGCCGTTACAATATCTCCGTGGCGGTCAACGTTATCTAGTGACGCAAATCCTGATACAAGACGCTTCTCCTTGTCAACCTTGGTAATAGGAAAATGCAAGGCTGTTGAAGATTCGCTGTTTTGCCAATAAGTTTTTTGAATGTCCATATGTAAATAAATAATAGCAAGTTTTATAAATAAGTCATAATTTCGGTAAAAATTATTTTATAATTCCGCTATTGATTTGGATGACTTTTTTGACATCCGCCCCCTCTGGTTTATAGTTTTGTTCAACTGGGGTAGGAACCCCAGGATTGTGATCTTCTATGTTAGAGACATAAGGAGTTACTATGTGTGAGTCTGGAGTGACATTTGGGTTAGCCATAGAGTTGTGGGATGCCAGGCCTCCTGTTATAAAACCAACAATTGGATACATTAGATGGGCTATATCCCTCTGAAATCCCGTGGCTGCCCAGGCTGAAATTGCACCTACAAAGGCTATACCTAGCTGTTTAGCATCTGCAACACTGAACTTAAAATGGTGTTTTAGGCTCATAGTGATCCCTTTAATTCATCATATATAATTTGTGGCAGCGTACCTGTAACTTTAATTCCTTGCTTTGCCTCATACTTTACTAATGCCGCTTGTGTTTGTTTATTCATTATTCCAGTTACATAGTTACTTGGAAGCAGTCCCGCCTTTAACAGTGCTTTTTCTACAGCCATAACAGCATCACTTTTTTGCCCTAAATTAAAAGCTGTTGCACTAGTAGGAAAAGGTGGTGCTACAAATACTGTAGGTGATGGAGTGGGTGTTGGTGTTGTTCCCGAGGTTGTGATTGGAGTGCCATGTAAAGCTGCTGCAACGCCTGCTGCGGCTGTTCCAGTAGCTGCTACACCTGCCGTAGCTTTTTTACTTGTAACACCCTTTGAAACAGGTTTTAGAGGCACTGGATACTTAGGTCTTACAATTGCCATAACATAAAGATATGGACGGTGTTCTCTGTAGCACCCTCCGCCATTTGCTGCTTCTTTTGTATTTTTATCAGTTGTATTGAAACCAATTGTTGTTAATCCGTCTGCAGATGCAGCTTCAACAATTTCAACATGCTCTGCAACACCAGTACCCCATGAAAAGAAAACAAGGTCACCTGGTTGTGCTTGATATTTATTTACAACTAAACCTTGTCTTTGAAACCATGCAAGACCTGCAGGGCAATATGCAAAACCTTTTGGAGTTTGTGCTGCAACTAAAGATGAAAGTCCAACTTGTGCAAAGCACCAACTTATACCCATAGCACAATAACTTGCATTTGGAACCCCATACCAAATTCCATATGGGTTTTCATTTACTGGTCCTTCAACAAAACCTATTTGACTTCTAGCAACATTTAAAACGTCTAATGCTGTAGACATTTGTTATGCCTGTTGTCTTCCCTCACCCTTTGGAGCACGACCCGTGCCCATTTTATCAGGTGCATTTAAAACACGGTCTTGGCTTCTGGCTTTATTACCACTTGCATCTGATGCTGCATCTTGTGCTGCTTTAGGATTAATAACCAACACTGCATCACCGCCTTCAAGTGGAGCCATTCCACGACGTGCACGAACTTCGTTAGGAGTAATAACTTGATCCTTCAGATAACGGTCATCAATACGAGATTGAGTCTCTTCATCTGTAAGTGCAAGTTCGTTAAATTGAAGTTTGAACGCATCAGTAAATTCCTTGATAATTAAATTAATCTTAAACTCAAGTTCTTCTTGACGTGGACGACATACTTGCTCTTTAAATGTCTTGTCAGCATCTTTAGCATTAGCCAACGAAACGTTTGCAGGCATTCCAAGCTTTGATACTGGAACACGGTGAGACAAAAGAATACGATCTCTGTTTTCTACCGCATAGTTCCTAAACGAAGAATCTTGAATTCCCGCTTCAATTGGCTCCATGTTAAACTCAACACGACCTTGCTCGCCATCTGATGGAAGAGGGATATAAAGGGTTCTGTGATTTCTTCCTTTAAGCCCCGTCTGGAAGAACTCTAGTAACTTACGCTCTGATTCTGCTGTAAGCTTTGCTCCCTTTACGGTAATAATGTAACGAGGCACAGCTTTGTTTTCAAAGTAGTCCAAGTTAAATCGCTGTGCGAATTCATCACCAGCAACTGCATTCTTAGCAGACAAAACATCTGGAATGCCATAGTAGGTATTTGACGGAGTAAATACTTTAAAGTGAATTACTTCGTTTGGCTGGGGATCAGTACCTATCTGATCTGGGGTCTCGGTATCACCGAAGTTTCTAAAAAATGTGTAGCGGTTATAAACAACTTGAACAAATCCGTCACGGTGACGGCGAATACGCATTGTTGTTGTAGGAATATGACCAATGTAGCCAATCTTACCAGTTGATGTACGACCAACTTCAAGATAAGCATTTCCTGTTGATTCTAGGTCAATGAAGATCTTTTTCATTGTCTCTGTAAATGAATCATCAGAGTTAAGAGATTCTAGGAACTCCCGCATCTCTTCTTTAAGGCCTTCAAGCTTTGAACGCAACTTGTCAAGCTTTTTAGGCTGATCCATTACTTCTTCAATCTTTGCAGTTGTTGCCCATGTGTTTTCAAATTTATAACCGAGCCCGACAACGTTGGCAGCTTTAGCATTTACAGCAGAGTGATGATATGGGGAGATATCATAAAGCTGTGCCAAATATAGTACGTTGTAAGGAGGTTGAACAATCTGGAAAAGAGAATATCCTGTAAGGTCAAGCGGATCTAACTTCTTAGACTTTGCATCACCAACACCAGTAAATGACTTTTCCATTCTATTTACTTGACGACGGAAATTAGGACTTAGGCCATCTGCCTTCTTAATATCTGACCAAGTTGCATTAAACGGGTCACCAAAATCGTGCTCTATAGTATGTGATGGGGCATCCAGCTTTACTGTGATCCCACCCTCATCTTCATCAATACTGTCATCAATTCTTAAATTAGCCATATTTTTTATAAAGCTTTAACCAAGCTTCATGTCCCTCATTTCTTTAACATAATCCATCATAGCTGGAAGGTCATGCTCGTCTGGAACAAGCCCCATTTCCAATCTTTGCTTTTGCATTTCAAGCTCTTCATCTGTAACGGGTCTGTGACCAGACATAAATAATGGTGTTCCATCTTCTAGGCCGTAGTGCTTTGCTGCATCCTTTAGCTTTTTAATCTGGCGAATATCGCCTTTTAGGGACGGGATACTCAAATATGCACCCTCTTCATCCATAACAACCTTACCATCTGGCATCTGCCAAACATAAAGGCCCCAATTAACTTCTTCTACGACGGTTGTACGCATCTTGCTCATATGCCAATAATACCACCTAAGTCTTAAAAACGGAACATATGGCTGCCAAAAATGTGTTATACGGTAATACTTATGGGATGAGGGTATGCCAGAACTGGTTGCCCACCGTTATATCCAGTCACAGTGCTTGAATATTCTCCAATTGTACCTATGCTGTCAGTATTAGATGATACTGTAACTTGTGCAACATTGCTAGACAGGAATTCTAGGTACCTTGTCTGTGCATCCCCTTGGGCAAATGCTGAAGGATATAGGCTTATATAGCCAAATGTGCCGTATGAGAAGGTCTGTAGTCTTTGATCCCCGCCCAAATATATCTGTGCGTTTGTTTGGTTTGGATATACGCAAACAAAATGATATGCCTCGCCCTGGCTTAATACACGACCTGCAGCTAAAGATACGCCGTTTATAAATACATTTGAAAAACCATTTGAATAAACAATGTTTGTGGCGGGGTCAATATATAGCTTTGCAGATAGACCTACTGTGTCCAATATCGTTTGAGCAATACTTGAGCTTACAGAATCATATCTAAACCAGAACTCTATCGTTTGATATGTGGCAGTTCCATTAACAGTATTAATTGTAGCCACAGAATTACTATTCTGAACTTGTGCCACCTTGATGCCAAAATTGCTTGTACGTGAAAGAATATTAAAGAAATTATTCTTAATTGAATAAGTGTCTCCAATGTAGCTGCCTTGTCTTGGCGCCAATACGAAAGCTCCCGCATCTGAGAAAATTTCTAGGTTCTTATAAAAATTAATCAAAACTTTATCTACTCTAGGTAACTGTAGGGATGAGGAATCTTGAACCGATAAGATAGCTCTGAATGTTATATCTGGATATGCTACTTGTGAATTATCTGCAAACTTTGTTACTGGATAGCCATTTGTTATTTGATTCCAAGTAGTGCCGTTGTCCATGGAGTACTGGAACACTACACTTTCATTTAAGCTTATTACAGAATTATCGGAAGTTCCAGTTTCCCAAGTTACTCTTGACCCAAATATCTTGTTAAGTTGAGAAGATAGAACTCCGTATGTCCATGTTCCAATCTGTGAAACTGCAAGACTGCTTATAAAAGGTATTGTTAGCATATCGTTTGATCCGTACAAAGAATATGTAGATGGATTAATGTATGAGTTCAATATTGAAACATTGCTTATGCTGCCCGATAATGGGAGAGTTGTTGCAGATGAATACTGATTACCAAAATAAAGATTTAAATTAGAATAAGTATAGCTTGGAAGATTGCCTGATACTGAGCTGTTACCCGATAAATAAATTGTTGCAATATTGTTATTTATTGATAGTCCAAAATTATAGTTTCCGTTTGAAGCAACAGCGGTTGGAACTTGAGCAATTATAGTGTCTGTAGAGGCATATGGGTAGTAGTTAGCTACGCTATGATAGTAAAGCGTTAGTTTGTTATCTGTGCTTTGAGCTAGATATAGGGATTCGTTGTTGTTAATTCCATCTATAGCCAGTATAGTTGCTGGGGATGAACCTCCGTTAAGGGTCCAATTTATTTGACCTAGTATTGAAATCCCGCCCAAAGAATAATACTTTGATAGATTTGAAAACATAGCTCCAGCTGTTGATGTTACTGACAGACCATTAGATGCTGTTAATGTGCCTGATCCACTTTTTGTTAAAGATGGAATAGTCTGCAAAGTCATTCCAGTTTTATCAACAATTAAATTGTTAATGACACCACTTCTATAATTTGCTGGATTTGTAAAGTCTTTTTGATAAGCAAGCATATTGGGGTCATCTTTAATATCAAAGAAGAAACCACTTGACTGCTTTACATAATTTTGCGGGGATGAATCATAAGTTCCCCAAACCATGTGAGACTTGATTTGATTATCTGACAAAACATAATCATAGAATGATAGATCATTTATTGTAAACTTATTGTTTGATCCTGATGGACCAATCTTATAAAAATACTCTGGAGATGATGAATATGAATTGTGCCAAATAAAGTTCTGGCTAACTTGTGTTGCTTGTCCAAACAACGAGTTAACGCCAATATTAATTGATCCCTTTGAGTAGTAAAAGAATATATGCATCTGTGAATCCCATGAGGATACCTGCTTATATGTTGTATATGAAAGATTAGTTCCAGCTACTTTATCTTTTCCATTAACTGTAAAGTAAATCTTATCGTTGTTTATATAGGCTTTAGCAATAACTTCTGGGCTACTCCCGCCCGATTGTACTTGGAAAACAACATTGTCTGTTGGCGGGTTTGAATCAAAAGCCAACCACATTTCAATACCAAAAGTTAAATTCTCTGTTCCTGTATAGAACATGTTGTAAAGAGGTGTTGATCCAGTTCCTGTTGGACTGTATTGGTTTTGTATGCCAATCTCAGAAGTTGAATTTATCTTGCATCCTGCAAGTTGTGTGTCATAATTTGAAAGTGTTGCAAGTGGCAAGATGTCCAAAAAGTTGGGGGAACCTAAAGTATATGCTGCATGGTTCCCACCTTGTGATATATCCTGCAATGTAAATGTAATTGGATCTGCCCCATAGTTAGGCTCAGCATCTAGCCAATCTTGATATGTCTTATACTCCAGCAAAATTGTTGCATAGGTTCTCAAGCTAGATGTGCCATTTAAAGGCCAAAATGCTATTGGATTATCCCTGAGAACTACTTGTTTATATGACATAAGACTATTTTACTATGTAATCGGGTTATTTGAAAGTCCCGCCTAAAAAGGCGGGATGGAATCAGATTGACTTCAAATTTCTTTTATTAGGATGGAGAATAATAGAGTCTTCTAGAGTTACGTCTCTTTTTCCTACAAATCCGCCTTCTTTATCCAATTTCTCTCTTGCTGAAGTTTCATCTTCTGCAAAAATGTGAATCATCATATTTACATTAAATGTAAAGCACTTCATAACTTTTTCATCTTCTTTTGGTGTTACTTTAGCCATTTATTCTCCTATGTTATTTTGCTACAAAAATATTTAACCGCTATGTAAAATAGCGGCTAAATATCACATTATTATTTTATTTATTATGCTTGAGGGGCTGGAACTTCATCCCAAGACTTCTTATCTTCGTCCCAGGTATAAAGCTTGCCATCTGTAGGATATGCAACAGGTGCAGTCCATGTGTAGGTTGTCTTATCTAGAGTCCATGATGGAAATGGTTGTGGTGCAGCAAATCCTGTACCGTCCCATGAATATCCAATTCCAGCATAGTTGAATCCAACTTGTGGCTTACCGTCTGGCTGACCATCTGGACCGTAGTGTACTCCACCACGAGTGTTGTATGATGTAGCGATCCACGTTCCACCAAGTCCTAATGTGTTTGCAAGGAAGTTATGGCCATCTGCTGCGTCTGCGTCAGAGACAACAAGAACACGAACCACCTTATTATCTGAATCAATTTCGGCCATATGTGCCATTTATTTCTCCTTAGTTATTTTAAATTATGCAGTTAATGCTGCAATTTCTTCTGCTGTAAGTCCAAGTGAAGATAGCTTTGCTACCGCACTTGCTTTTGCTGCTGCTGCCGCAGCATCTGCTGCTGCCTTTTCTTGAGCTGCTGTAGCTGCCGCTGCTGCTGCTTGATCGTTAGCTGCAATCTCGGCGGGAGTCAAAGGAACAATCTTTTGTTCTCCTGTAGAGCAATCAACAATAATCTTTGTTGGTGTATCTGACATTTTATACCTCCTGTTACTTTTTATATTATAGCATTATTTGTTTATTTAGCATATTGTTAGTTAACTGGGTAACGAATGATTACTAAACCAGAACCACCAGCTCCACCAGCCGCACTTGCAGAGGCTGCTCCGCCTCCACCGCCAGTATTGGATGTCCCACTTCCACCCGTGCCAGAGGCAGTTGCTGTTCCTCCGCCACCATAACCACCAACACCTTGAGTTTGAGAGCCAGTAGGCTCGGCCCCGCCGCCACCGCCACCTGCGTAGTAGTAAGTTCCACCAATGTTTTGTCCTGTTCCCGTGGCGTAGCCCCAGCTTGACCAGGTTGTTAATCCAATTCCGCCGTCTCCACCTTTAGGTGTGGCTCCTACTCCAGCGCCACCTGCTGCACCAGCACCTCCGCCACCACCAGAAGCGCCGCTACCAGAGTTACCACTAGCTCCACCCGCATTACCATAACCTATTCCTCCACCAACGCTAGCTTGTAGTGCAGACGTAGGTCCTTGAGAGCCACCGTTTGTATTTCCACCAGCGCCAGAACCTCCTGTAGTTCCTACAGTGTTTCTTCCAGCACCACCACCGCCACCAATGGATACAAGCGCATTTACAACTGAGTTGTTTCCTTGTGAACCAGCTCCGCTAGAAGTACCTCCAGCGCCACCAGCTCCTACTGTAATTCCGTAGTTTGTTCCTGCATTAAACGGGTAATTTGGTGGGGCGTATAGCACTCCACCAGCTCCAGCTCCAGCTCCATCCTGAGAACCTCCGCCACCACCACCAGCGATAACAAGAACTTCTGCGTTCTTAATATACTCTGTTGGTGTAAATGTTCCAGAAGAAGTAAAGGTATGATAAATATAGTTACCAGCACCCACTACAGTTCCACCAGTAGCTTTAGCTCCTTGACCAATACCGTAAAGAGTAAAAGTAGAACCAGCCGCATAACTGGTACCGCTTCCAGTAAGTGTAATAATATTAATTGCAGACGTTCCAGTCCATAATGCAGAGGTTGTTCTGCTTTGTATGCTGGTGCTAGAGTTGTCCTCAGTTACACTGTTTAATTGAGCAGATTTTTGTATTCCATTGGTGTAGCTAGGTATGTAAATTTCTGCATTTCCAAATATTCCCGATGTGTTACTTGCCGCATCGTGAACAAAATACCATTGGTTGGTTCCGCTAGTATTACCAGAAGAAGCAGAGCCGTTTGCATACTGTACGTCTTTTTGCGTGTAGTTTGCTCCAGCATCAACGTTACCGTTACCTACACGCATAGCGGTAGAGCTAACAGTATTTGAGTCTGTAGTACGTGCGCTAACAAGAAGTCGTAAATCTGTATAGTTTTGAGGGATATTTGCAAAAGTAACAGACGATGTAGTTGCAGACAGTGTAATAGTCTGAATAGCAGAGTATGTTTTAGCCATTAGGATAAATACCTCACAATAACAATTCCTGAACCGCCATTGCCGCCCGCCAAAGCGCCACTTGCTCGCTCTGAACCACCGCCACCGCCACCAGTATTAGATGTGGCATTTCCTCCTTGACCTGTTGAGCCAGTTCCACCTCCACCTAAACCACCAGATGAAGTTGAACCACCGCCAGCGCCATAAGAAGAACCGCCACCACCGCCTGCATAATAATAATTACCAGATGATAAAACTCCAGTAGATGTTGCTGTACCCATTGCATTCAAAATTGCATAATTTGTATAACCAGTTCCGCCAGCACCTACACCACCAGCACCGCCGATAGATGTTGTTCCAGCATTACCTGCTCCACCCGCGCCGCCACCGCCACCTGAGCCATAAGCGCCACCGTTAAAAGCAGTACCTCCAGCGTAACCTTCAACTGGAGAATATGAGCCAGCGTTACCTGAACCAGCAGTTAAAGTTGTGTAGTTTGCTCCACCGCCAGAACCTCCAGATGCCGCCGCTTTAGGATTAGTTCCATCATTTGTAGAACCTGCGCCACCACCAGATGCAGAAATAGAACCTAGTGATGAAGTTCCACCATTTGTTCCTTGGTTGCCATAACCACTTCCGCCAGTACCCCCAGCACCGATAGTAACTGTTTGGCTAGTAGAAAAACTTTGAGAAGTTAAAAGGCGCAATCCACCAGCACCGCCGCCGCCACCAACATAAGTTGGTCCGCCACCGCCACCACCAGCAATCATCAAAATATCGCAAGTAAGTGCTTGTGCGGGAATAAAATTACCTGTTGATTTAAAAGCATGATAAGTATAAGTACCATCAGAGGTAATAAGGTCTCCACCAATAGCTTTTGTAGGAATAATGGACGCTACATCTGCGGCTTTAATTCCATAAAGAGTAAAAGAAGAACCAGCAATAAAGCTACCTGTACCAGCATACATGTATATGCTAGTTATTGGGTTCAAGCCTCTCCATAACGCTGTTTGGGGACTTGTCTGAGTAGACGCACTACTCATTTGAGTTTCTATAATTGTTTTGTACATATTGCTGCTTGAGTAATTCATTATGTGCAAAATTTGAGGCGCTAGATAAGTTGTATTAGTATCGTAAGAAAAGCTGAAAAAAGTTTGGCTATTACCTCGTCCTTGTCCAGTACCGCTTCCACTGCCATACCCATAGTTAGAGCTGTAGTTAGTTGCCGTATCGCCGTTAAATTGCATATATCCACCAGCGCCACTAGCGTTTTCATTGTGTGCTGCTACAAGCACTAGGTCAGTAAAGTTCTGCGGAATATTGCTAAATGTTACTGAGGCAGTTGCTGAAGCCAAAGTTTGGTTAGCAATAAAATTATATGTGGATGCGCTTTGACCAGCCATTATGAAGATACCTTTATTCCGTACAAAGCTACTTGGGAATACTGAGTAAAGTTTCTTGCAGAGCCGTCATTAAGATAAAGCTTGATGTCGGTAATTGCATTATTGCTTTGCCAAGAGCCTGTATCTACGCCTGTGTAATTCCAATAACTAGAGCTATTTGTTTCTACTCCAAATTGAGAGCGCATAGTTTTAAATTTGCTAGTGTTTGAGTAGTCTAAAATATCAATTATATTGGCTCCAAAAATGTTTGCCCCTTGCCCAGCAGAAGTTGCAAGTCCAATATATGAAGCGTTTAAGCTTCCAGAGCCACCCGCTTGCCAGCCATTTCCTGCGCCCGTATATGCAGTGTATTGATGTTGAGAGTAGTGACTCCCTGAAGAGTCAATAGTTCCAGCGTTACCTAGCTGCATATAAATAGAACAAGCATCTGTACCAGATGCGTTATCACTTCGTGCACTGATGCGTAGATGCAAGTGTGTAAAGTTTTGCGGAATATTGCTAAACGTAATGTTTGCTTGACCAGCAGCAGGAACTACAACAGTAGCAATAGACTGAAAATCGTTCTGTACGGTAGTTTGATCCCATAGCTTTAAAGACTTAGATCCATATATACCTGCACCATTTAGATGTTTAAATGACATTTTTCTACCTCCCGCCCTTTAATTTTACCATTTTAATTATATTAAGCCTTATAACGAACAATGATAAGTCCAGAACCACCAGCAGATCCAGCGGCACCGTTTGCGCCTCCCCAAGCATTTCCTCCGCCACCACCTCCAGTGTTCGCAGTTCCTGCAATAGCATTAGATGTGGGGTTTCCTCCAGAATCCGTTCTGTAATAGGCGCCTTTTCCGCCGCCACCGTATCCGCCGCCGCCTGCGTCTATAACAGCTCCAGGAGAATCGCTGTACTCGTAAGCAGAGCCACCTCCGCCACCAGCATAGTAATAGACACCATTTACGTTTTGTCCCGTGTTAGTTGCGTAACCCCATGTGCTATATGCAGAGGAGCCATTTCCACCAGCGCCACCATAACTAGCAGTTGCTGCTCCACCTACTGCGCCTGCGCCACCGCCTGCTCCACCAGTTCTGTTTGTGCTTGACCAACCAGCTCCACCAGCATTTCCTTGTCCTGCTGGGGAAGCGGAGCCTCCAGCAGACCCCTGAGCACCACCGCCACCAGAACCTCCATTTTGACCAACACCTACAGTGGAGCCTCCGCCTCCTCCTGCAGCCTGTAACAAGGAGCCGATTTGAGAGTATGTTCCGTTTGTAGCAGAGATTGTAGAACTAGTTGCTCCTCCAGCACCTATAGTGCAAACATAAGATGTTCCTGAAGTAAAAGTACTAAAAGGCAGATAAACAAGGCCACCAGCACCACCTCCGCCACCAAAACGTGCGCTGTTTTCTACTCCTCCGCCACCACCAATAACTAGAGCGTCTGCTACAAGTTTTGTAGTAGGTTGAAATGTGGCAGTAGATAAAAACGTGTGGTAAACATAAGTACCATCTGTTGTAATAGTTCCACCAGTAGCTTTAATAGAGTTTCCAAGTACTGTTGCCATATTTTTTACGCCGTATAGAGTAAGCGTGGAATACTGAACAAGTTGGAATGAATTGGAAACAGTTAAGGTTATAGAGGTAATTGGAGAGGTGTTTGCCCAAATCCCACTTGATAGTACATTAAAGCTGTATGTTGCACCATTTTCTGTGACTGAATCTGCAGAATAAGCTTTGTAATTACTACCTGAGTAGTTTGAAAAATAAATTTCTCCATTTCCAAAAGTACCCGCAGTAGTATTTGCGTTAGCGAGATACGCTTCAAATGAAGGGTCACTTGCAGTATGTGAGCCCCACCATTGGTAAAGAGCATTCCCAGTTTGTCCAGTGCTTATCCCATTTAAACTTAGCAAAAAGCCATCACAGTAGTTGGATGTTCCGTTTGAACGAGCAGAATACTTAATGACTAAATCTGTGTAGTTTTGAGGTATGTTTGAAAAAGTAACGGATGAAGCACCACCAGAACCAACGGTAATAGTCTGTAGCTTAGTTAGTGTCTCGTTCATTAGCGTGCATACCTCACAATAATAACTCCAGAGCCTCCAGAGCCTCCCCAACCTTGGCCTGAACCATTGTTATTAGCTCCTCCACCTCCACCTCCACTGTTGGTGGTTCCAGGAAGTCCGTTGACGTTGCTAGCTCCGTAGCCAGTTCCTCCGCCTCCTAGCCCACCTGCTGCGGAAGCTCCTCCATTGCTTCCACCTCCTCCACCACCTGCAAAATAGTAGTGAGAAGAAGAAGGTTGTCCGTAACCAGTTGCAGCACCCATGGGGTCAATAAACGAGTAAGGACCTGCTGTACCCCCAATAAGAGTGTTGTACGTAGCTCCAACACCGCCAAGTCCTCCGCCAACACCACTTATAGCGTTACCGCCTAATCCGCCAGCACCACCGCCACCACCACCAGGTACGTAGGTAGTGTTCAAGTCGGTTCCACCAGCGTAACCTTGATTAGCAGTACCAGTTCCTCCTGGGTGACCGCTGTAGTCTCCGTTTAGTCCAGCTCCACCACCTGAGCCTCCAGCAACGGCAGTTGACCCGTTAACTCCACCAGCTCCGCCGCCAACAGCGGCAGTTATGGACCCAAATTGAGAGTTAGTTCCGCTTGAACCGATGTTGTTTCCGTTACCACCCAAGGAGCCTCCTGCACCTACAATGCAAGAATAGCTTGTTCCCGAAGTAAGAGAGTATGAACCAGAACCAACTAATCCGCCTGCGCCACCGCCACCACCAGCTCCTCCGCCACCACCAGCGACAACTAAAATGTCAGCAGTAAGGTTTTTATTTGGAACAAATACTCCAGTACCAGCAAACACGTGGTAAACATACGAGGAGTCGTAATAGATGCTAGTACCGCCAGATGCTTGAGCGATTTTAGCGTTCACTGGACTGACACCGTACAGAGAAAAAGTAGAACCTGCAGCAAAGTTGACTGCTGCTTCGTTAGACACCGTTATGGTATTAATGGCAGAAGTTGAACGCCATAAATTCACTGTAACTCCGCCTCTTACGGTTCCCACTCCACCTCTAATGAGAGCAGATTTGTAGATGTTCGGGTTGGTATAGCTCATAAAGTGTGCAGTTGTGGTTCCAAAGTTAGGAAGGTTATCAGCTCTGCCACCATACATGTACTGGTTTTGCGGATTGGAGGAGCTGTTACGTCCTGAAGATATTGAAGAGCCATCACCAATAAGTTGTGTCCAAGAGTAGTTTGCACCACTATCAATGCTTCCATTACCTACTTGAAAACGAATCGTGTAACCATTGCCAGTAACTACGGAAGCGTTGATAGTCAAAATTAAATCCGTGTATGTTTGGTCAATGTTGTTAAACGTAACACTTGCTGCAGAACTGGCTAATGATACTGACTGTAAAGGTACATAATTAGCCATTTATTTAATCCCATACAAAGAAAAGGAAGAATACTGTATAAACGTGGCTCCTGCCATAGTAAAGGAAGTGACAGCAGCAGTGTTATTCCACAAACCACTCAAGAGCTTTACTTGACCACCGCCGTTTGTATCTATCCCAGTTAATGTTCTTAGTGTTGTATTTTTGTTTACATTTGAATAGTCTAGTATGTCAATGATGAAAACAGAGTATACGTTACTTGATGAGTTGCAATAGACTGTTCTCATAGATGTGTCTGCTGAATATCCTGCTGAAGTACTGCCACCGTCGCCCACTAACTCGTGCCAAAAGTAGCTGGAAGAAAAATCGTTGTTAAAGTTAGAGGTTATTTGTGCTGCTCCGCTTGAGATTTGAACAATTCCACGCAACTGTAAATGGGTGTATGTTTGCGGTATGTTGTTAAAGTTGATGCTGTTTTGAGACGAACCAAGGGTAATAGCGCTTAAAGCATCCATAGCAGACGGCTGTGTTAACCCATCCCAAACATTTTGCTGTTTTGGAAAACCCGCTTGAACACTCTGTCTGGAGAATCTACTAACTGACATTAATTACTCCTTTATGATAGCTCTGATCCAAATGCTGCAAATGAAAGAGTAGTTGTTGATGAATTGATTGTAATTACATCTGTTGTAGCTAGGGTAATACCTAATGTGAGGGCTATTGTGTCATTCCCCGCAATTGGTGTACCATATGCAATATAGTGGCGGGTATCTGCAGTTGCACCTGCAGGTCTTACCAATATATTAAATGTAGCTGCAGTTGAAGCTTGATTACAAACAGTTATAGTTGAAACTACAGTAGATGTTGCTGAAGGTACTGTATAAAGATTATAGTTTGTATTTGCTGCTGCTAATTGCTGGGCACCATTTCCTGTTGCTCCAGCCGCACCTGTCATGCCTAATACCTTGTATGCTGTTGCCATTATTTATCTCCTTTTCTAAAATTTAAATTCATTATGCACCCATTAACATAAATACTGTAGGTGTAGGGTCTGCTGCAACTGCTGCCCATTGAACACCAGTTCCAGTTGATGTAAGAACTTGTCCACTAGTTCCAGTTGAGCTATTTGCCGTTACGCTACCAAGAATTGTTAATCCTCCAGTAGAGCTAATTCCAAAAATTTGTGAACGAGAGCTGTCTGTATTATTATAAAAAGTTACTCCATCGCCAGTACCTACAGATATGCGTCCATTACCCGTGACATAATCTACAACTACACCATCGGTATATGCTCCAGAATATGCACCAGTAAGTGTTGTTCCAGTAAGTACTGGGTTTGTAGCAAGAACTTCTGCTCCCGTTCCCGTTACTCCTGAAAAGTTACCGTCATAATATGCTGACCATGAAGATGTTCCAGTTCCAGATGTTGCTATGCTTGTATATGTAAATGCAGTTCCTGCTGGTTGTGCAAAAATAGTATTTGCACCTGATGATTGAACAGTTACAACACCTGTACTTGCATTATAAATTGTATATTGCTTACCTAAAGGCAAAGTACTTACAGCTGGCAAAACAACTGTTTGGGTTGTAGAACCTGTAAAAAATTGATTTGAATTGCTATTAACAGTAAGTGTTGTTGTACCTGCTGCTGTAGCTGTAGATGAATATCCTGAACTACCGCCAAAATATGCTAGGGAGTTCCAGGCAGTACCGCCATTTCCAAGTTTTAGCAAACCAGTATCAGTCTCATATCCAAACTCGCCCTGAGCAAGGGTTGGGTTGTTAGTGGTCCAGTTAGATGCTGTGTCACGACGTAGTTGAATCTGTAAGACTGCCATTATATTGCATTACCTCCGCTTATGGCTCCTCCATATGTACTATTGGAACTTCCGCCATCTATCGCTGTTGCAATTGTAACATTTGTTCGGTTATTGGCAGAATCATCAGTTACTGTTGCATTTAAAAAGTTTATAACTGGGCGGGCTGTAACAGAAATTCCCGATCCCTGAATTGATTGATAATTACCAGTTAATCCTGATATACCTTGTGTACCCTGTGCTCCATTTGTTCCAACATATCCTGCAGAACCCTGAAGTCCTTGAACACCTTGAAGTTGGGCATATCCAAAACCTTGCACACCCTGTGTGCCTTGTACGCCCTGAACAGTTCCTAGAGATTTCCAAACTTGTCCAGTCCAATACCAAGTTAAACCATTATACGTATATTGTTGGTTTACTGTTGGAGATGAAGGAAAATTAATAGCCATTATCCACCTACCTGAGTTCTAGTGTAACGAACAACAATTAAACCAGAACCGCCAGCACCCGATGGTGTTGAATTACCAAAAGCACCAGAACCGCCGCCGCCTGTATTAGTTAAACCTGCGTTTGCTGATGTAACAGAACCGCTAGGGCCATTGCCGCCACCGCCAAGTCCACCAGTTGAACCGCTATCAGCAGAAGCTCCGCCACCACCTGCATAATAATAATGCGAAGATGAAAGAACGCCTGTTGATGTTGCAGCACCTATAGTGTCAAGAATTGCGTAATTTGTGTATCCAGTTCCTCCAGCACCTACGCCACCGTTGCCGCCGTATGCACCGCCGCCTGAACCACCGTTGCCGCCAACTCCGCCTGCGCCACCACCACCACCACCAGCTTGAACTGCTGAAGATGTACCGCCCGCATATCCTTCAACGGGGGTATAACCACCAGTGTTTCCTGCTCCGCCACTGTGTCCACCAGAACCAGCACCACCGCCTGAACCACCAGATAAACCGTTGTTGGTAGTTCCGTAACCACCTGCGCCACCACCTGAAGCGGTAATAGTAGAGAAACCGCTTGCACTAATGTATGAGTTAGTTCCGTTATTACCCATAGATGGACTTGATGAAACCGAAGCGCCACCCGCACCAACTGAACAAGTATAAGTGTTAACAGGCAATGATTGAGAAGCTAATAATCTAAGACCACCAGCTCCGCCACCACCATTGGCTTGATTTATGTTATAACCACCGCTTGCGCCACCAGCAATTACTAAAACATCGGCAGCTAAAGCTACGTTAGAAACAGATAAAGTACCAGTAGAAGTAAAAGCACGGTAATAATAAGTTGCATCTGAAAAAATAGTGCCGCCAGTAACGACTGGATAAAAAGCTGGAAATAATCCGCCCCAAGTAGTTCCATTCCAAACCACAATTGCATTAACTGTGGTATCGTAATATTCTTGTCCTACATATGGATTGGCGGGACGGTTAGATGTTGATCCAACTCCCCCATTATTAGCAATATTTCTAGCGTTAGACATTAGAAGGTTATACTCCCTGAACCAGTGAATTTGTAAATCGTATTAGAACCTGATGTTGTTACAGTTGGTGAACCTGTTGTAGATGCAGCAGCTTGAGGTGCAGAAATAATAACAACTCCAGAGCCGCCATTTCCACCATAATAGTTTGTTGATTGACCATCAGAACCACCGCCGCCACCGCCACCCAAATTAGCAGTTCCAGCAGATCCATAAGAATTAGTACCGTTATTGTTTCCGCCATTTCCGCCGCCGCCTGAACCACCTGTTGGTGAGCCAGATTCTCCGCCGCCCGCTCCGCCGCCCGCATAGGTTACAGATGAACCAGTAATTGAAACTGCTACACCGCTACCTCCATTAGCGCCCACTGTTGTTGTTTGACTAGATACCGAATATCCTGCTTGACCTGCACCACCGCCACCGCCACCAGAGTTTGCGCCTTGTCCTCCAGCATAACCTTGATTGTTTGTTCCTGTTCCAGCAGAAACGTATGCTGTTGAAGCACCTGGGGCACCATTACCACCGCCGCCACCTCCAGAGCCTCCGTTAGAACCAGCAGTAGTGCCAGCACCAGCAGCGCCGCCTCCAGTGGAAGTAACTGTTGCTAATACAGAGTTAGAACCATTTTGCGCTGGTGTATATGGAGAAACTTGAATTGCTCCAGCACCTCCTGCGCCTACAGTTACTGTGTATGAAGTGCCAATAGTTAAAGGAAGTGCTGATTCTAAAGAGCCTCCGCCTCCAGTTGCAGTAACGGTTGAACGTAATCCACCAGCTCCACCTCCGCCACCACGGTTGTAACCACCACCGCCGCCACCTGCTACTACAAGATAGTTTACAGATACTGCATTTGGTGCAGCTGTTCCAACTGCAACCCAAGTTCCTTGAACTGTATAATTTAATAATTGACCTAAAGTTGTATCATAATACTCTTGTCCAACAAAGGGAGAAGCGGGACGATTGGATGTTGTTCCAATGCTACGTCCCGAATTAGATAAATCTCTAGATTTTGTCATTTTATCTCCCTGCTAATTATATCAAGTTAATTAATATAATCATATTTTAATTTAAGCTAGATAGCGTACTATAACTACACCTGAACCGCCAGCTCCAGAGGTGTTTGAGTTTGTTCCGCCTCCGCCACCGCCACCGCCTGTATTGGCAAGTGCTGAGGTTCCTGCGGTTGCTGGATTGTAAGCACCGCCAGTTCCGCCACCACCAGTTCCGCCAGCTCCACCTTGTCCTGTATATGGCGAAGTTGAATACTGTCCACCACCACCGCCGCCACCTGCATAGTAATAGTGAGATGACGAAAGTACGCCAGTTGTAGTAGCCGCGCCCATAGCATCAAGAATTGCGTAATTAGTGTATGAAGTTCCGCCAGCACCTACACCGCCCACACCACCAACTCCAGTAGAGCCTGATGTTGTTGATGCAAAACCAGTTCCACCAGCTCCACCACCACCAGAGCCGTTGTAGGTTGCGGAAGCAACACCACCTGCATAACCTTCAACTGGCGAATATGAACCAGCGTTACCAGCAGCTCCGTTGTAACCGTTGTAGCTTCCGCCACCACCAGAACCACCTGTTTGAGCGTTGTTCGTATTTTCGGCAGCTCCACCGCCACCACCAGTTGCGCTGATAGAAATAGAACCTCCAATAAGGCTGGAGTTAGTTCCATTATTACCGTGTGCGCTTCCAGTAACAGAAGCAGCGCCAGCGCCAGTCGTGCAAGTGTAAGCAGTATTTGGTGCAAAACCTTGGCTAGCTAATAAACGCAAACCACCAGCTCCACCACCGCCACCAGTTCCAGCGCCACCCGAACCACCACCAGCAACGACTAGCACATCACAAGAAAGCGGGATCTGTGGAATAAAACTTCCCGAATTAATAAATGCATGATACCAATATGTACCGTCATATTGAACAATATCTCCACCTGATGCCTTCGGAGCTTTAGTAGGAGTAGTGCCTACTGCGGCTAGGGCGTAGAGAGAGAAGGTGGAGTATTGGGCAAAGTTACCGCTTGATAAAGTAATTAAAATACTTGTAATGGCTGGATTGCCTGTATAGCTCCATAAGGTTGCTTGCATTTGGGCATACGAAAGAGTTGCATTATTTTCGCTTACCGAGTCAGAAGAATAACTTTTTGCCGTATTTCCAAAAGCATTAGGAATATAAATTTCACCATTGCCAAAAGTGTTGAGAGTAAAATCGGCTCCAGGAATTACGCAAGAACCGCCTTTGGTGGTATTTCCAGAAGGAAAAGAAGATGCAGCCGAACCAGTTCCACCTAAAATTTTATCGCTATATCCCGAAGTTATGCCATTAAAATTAAGGTTAACATTTTGTCCACCATTAGCGGTAGAGCGAGCGGATAATACGATTTTCAAATCCGTATAACCAGTCTGAGGTATGTTGTTGAAGGTGACGCTAGATGCGCCAGCAGCTCCTACTGTCACTCTTTCTAACAAAACATAATTACCCGCTGTTGTCATTTTGCATACCTCACAATTACTATTCCTGAACCGCCATTACCGCCTGATCCCACCTGATGACCGCCGCCTCCGCCGCCGCCACCTGTAAACTGGGTTGCAGCAATTCCAGCAGCGTTACTTCCAGCTGCGCCGCCGCCTATACCAGCGGAGCCAGGAATATCTGATCCAGCTTGATCAACTCCGCCACCACCGCCGCCTGCGTAGTAGTAATGGCCAGAATAAATTTGACCTGTAGAAGTTGCAGCTCCCATTGCATCAAGATATAGGTATGGGTTTGCAATGCCTGTGTATGACCATGATGTACCTCCAGCGCCTACGCCTCCAGCTCCAGCTGGTCCTGGGTCATTAGTTGCAGAGTTTTGTCCTACACCACCTGCGCCGCCTCCGCCGCCGCCGCCTGCGCCAAGACTAAAATTATGCCCAGTGCCTCCAGCATTTCCTTGTCCTGATGTTCCAGAACCTACAGAAGAAGGATTTGTATAGGCTGCTCCACCACCAGAACCTCCAGAAGATGCAACAACACTTTGGCCTGCGCCGCCACCACCACCATATATAGTTCCAGAAATAGCTCCGAAGGTTGAATTGCCTCCATTTCCACCTACAGTATTACTTGCGCCAGCCCCGCCTGCACCCACGGTGCAGGTATAGTTAGTTCCACTTGATAAAGATTGTGAACTAGCCATCCATATGCCACCAGCACCTCCTCCACCAGCAGCTGCAGCTGCTCCACCTGCACCACCACCTGCAACAACCAAAATATCAGCCGTCAAATTGCGGGAAGGAGTGAATGTGCCTGAGCTACCAAACGCGTGATAGTAATAAGTAGAATCTTGGGTAATAATTCCACCAGTAGCGTAAGCGCCAATGTCAGCGTTAGCTATACCGTAAAGGGTAAAGGTTCCGCTAACTGTTGCACTAGACATAAACAAATCTACGCGGTTGATAGCGTTTGTATTTCGCCAAAGTCCGACCATTGCGCCAACATTGTCTGATGCGGCACTTCCACGAGCAAGAACAGTTTTATATGTCGTGCTGTTGGCATAGTTCATAATGTCAAAAGTGCTAATAGGTTGAGCCGTATTAGATGTTTGTCCAACATAGCCAAGGTACATAAAATTGCCGCCAGTATCGCGGCTAGACGCAGCAGACGAACCATTTCCGTATAAATAAGTATCTGAATACAACCCACTACTACTATCGCCATTGAAAGTCATACGCCAATAGTTGACAGAAGAACCAGCAGTACTGCTGGTGCCTACCGCAACAATATGAAGGTCGGTGTAAGTGGAAGGAATTGAGGTAAACGAAACTGCTGATTGAGATGATGCAGTAATTGTCTGAATCGCCACCATAGTATTAGTTGTCATAATGCCCGCCTACCGTATGCCGTAAAGAGAGAAGTTAGTACCTGTTGCAAAGTTTGTGCCAGAGGTTAAAACGATTGTGTTAATTGCAGCCATTGTATTAGTAGCCATTAGCGCACTCCATAAAGAGAAATAGTAGTTCCTGCTTTCCAACTTCCATCTTGAGCAGTAATCGTCAATGAATTTACTGGAGTTGTATTAGTCCAACCAGTTGAAGTAAAAGCAATTACTCCAGAGCCATTTCCATCATATCCAGAAAGTGAGCGAAGAGTAGTGTTTTTATTTGGGTTGGCATAGTCCTTCACCACAGAAATTGCAGCACCAAAGACATTTGTTGTCACGCTGTCATCAGGGGTTTGAAAAGAGTATAAGGCAGAGTTGTTTGCTGCTGCACCTGCGGCTGAGCCTGTTCCATAAAGATAATGGGAATAGTAATTCGTTGCAGTTGTATCTCCATTATAAAAAATGGATACATTGGAATTGGAATTGGCAGCGTAAACTGTTCTTCCTAGTGTGCGAATTTCCAAATCAGTATAGGTATTTGGAATAGCCGAGAAGGTAATAGACGATAGCCCACCACTTGGAACAGTAACACTTCCTAAAGCATCCATAGCTCCTTGTGGAGCCCATGGATTAAATACTGTATTACCCATAAGAAAATCTCTATAGGCTGTTCTTCCAAGTGCTAGGGAGTTTGCAGATAATTTATAGATTGGGGACATTAAACAATCTCCACACCGCTGATAAAGAAATTAACTGTAGTGGCAGATGCTAGACCTGTGATTGTTTGAGATGCTGTTAAAACTTGTTTTAGATCAATGATAGCAGAGTCATATGCTCCTACTGTAACTGTAGTAGCTATTGCATTCCCGCCCAAATTTAATGTGTAGGTAGCAGAAGTTCCTGCTGTATTGGCAACTATAATGTTTGTAACAACTGCAACGGCACCCGCTGAAGATGGGGCGGTATAAAGGGTTGTAGAACTAGTGCTTGCTGCACCGTTATACATTTGCTTAGAAGTTGTAGCCATTAATTACTACCTTTCACTGCTTTATTCAATATAAAACCATTATACCAGAGGAGCTATTTAATAGGCACCCATGATGTTCATGATTTGAACGTCGTTAGACCAACGGACTCCCGCCGCTTGCGTTGGGTCAGAAACCAAAGTCCATCCTTTTGTTCCTTGTTGTAGAGATGTGTATGTATTGGTTCCTGTACCTGCAACCAAAACTCCTTGTGCACTATATGCGGTAAGCGGAATAGCATTTGCAAGAGACCATGAACTATATGATATAACCGTAGCAATATCATTAGCGACTAGGGCTGTGTTCAAAACTACAGATGTTCCTGTACTTGCTGTATAGTCAACTCCACGCTCTAGCAAAACACCATTTACAAATACTTGCTCGTAATTTACTGTATATGCAAGGCTTGTTGAGAATCCGTCATTTCCTGATAACGTTGTTTCTCCACCTGTAGCTGTATAACGCCACATTTGCATTGATCCAGCACCTGAGGTTCCCTGAACTCCCGTCAAACCTTGAATTCCAGTAGTTCCTTGTGGTCCTTGAATTCCTTGAACTGAAATTCCTTGTAAACCTTGAACACCTTGTAAACCACTTAATCCTTGTGCACCCATTCCAAGCGAATAAGATACAACATCAAGAACATCTGTTGAACTTACTCCATAAGCAAGAACTACAGCAGTTCCACTTGTTGCAGTATAGTCTGATGATGCAAGACGAACACCATTTAAGAATACATCTATATATCCTGGTGTATAGTTTACTGAGAATGAAGTTTGTCCTGATGTTGGAGATGCAAATTCTGTTACAGTACGGGCGGGAGTTAATGTTAATGTTCCCTGCGGTCCTTGTATACCAGTAGTTCCTTGAATTCCCTGCAAACCATTATAATTGCTACCTGGCTCAAACCATTCAGTTCCATCCCAGATATAAAGCGATCCATCATTAGTATTTAACCAAGCTGAACCATTTGTAGGGTTTGAAGGAATTGTTGATGACACTGTATATGTTCCAGATGCTCCAATAATTCCTTGAAGTCCCTGCACGCCTTGTGCACCATTAGAGCCTATAAAGCCAGCAGTTCCTTGGAATCCTGTGCTTCCTTGGATACCTTGGGTTCCTTGAGATCCATTAGACCCTACAAATCCTGCAGTACCTTGCGAACCTATTGATCCTTGCACACCTTGAAGCTGTGCATATCCAAAACCTTGTATTCCTTGTGTTCCCTGATTTCCTTGTATACCCTGTACGCCTTGTACTCCTTGAACACCCTGTGTTCCTTGCACACCCTGTACACCTTGTGGACCCTGTACACCTTGTGGACCTTGTAAACCCTGTGTGCCTTGAATTGCATATGCAACCTGTGTTGCAGTAACAATTACGCCAGGAACGGACGGGACTGGGGAAGAAGCATTATAACTTGCAATAGATACAGAAGTATTATCTGTAGACCACATAAGCTGTAGATAATCTCCAGCATTTATTTTTTCTACAAAGTTCCATGCAGCAATTGTTGATCCTGTTGTTCCAGCGTGACTTGCTGGAATTGCTTGATCAGATGCAGTTTCTGCAACATCTGAACCATTTTTACGTAACCAAATATATGCATTATGTACTGAGTTATCAGTATTTTGGAATTGAAAAGAAAATTGAATATTGTATACGCCAGGGTTTGCAAATGTTATTTGATTGTTACTTGCTATTGATACACCAAGTGAATTTGAATCTGTATTACCAATATTTACGGCATATGCGGTATTTGTTGCTGCCGCTGTTTGATTTGTTACATCCCAGAATGAACCCCAGTATGCCGTTGTTCCACCCGCACCTTGTGCGCCAGTTGTTCCCTGAGCACCCAAGCCAGATGTTTGTGCAAACTGAATATTATCTGTGCCAATTCTAATGGTTCCGTCAGCATTAGAACCATTTCCAACTTCTATCCAGACTGTACCGCCATAAACTGTTCCATCAGTTACAAAAATATAGTCGCCTTCTTCAACTTGTCCAACCGTATGATTATCGTAATCTGTTGCACGAGTTATCTTCCATGTTGAAGATACAGATCCAATTGATGTAACTGTATAGACACCATTTTGAGTTTTATTTGCCTGACCTACAATTAATAGGCGATCTCCTACTGCAAGATTTGGAGTAGTATATCCATCTACAGATAAAGTTCCATTTGTTGATGCTTGAATATATGCACCCACACCAGTTCCGTTTTCTGCATCTGCAGATCCCGCAAAATATGTTGCACCGTTTCCTAGGGGTGACACCTGGATTGCTTCTACAGATTGGTGTGCATTTAATGAAGATACTGGTCCCTGAACACCTTGAAGACCTTGAATGCCTTGTGTTCCCTGCGTTCCTTGAGGTCCTTGTATTCCCTGAATACCCTGGATTCCTTGGGTACCTTGTGGTCCTTGAGATCCTTGTATTCCCTGTGTGCCTTGCACACCTTGTGTTCCTTGTGTACCCTGAATACCTTGCAAGCCTTGAATACCTTGTACACCTTGGGTTCCTTGTGGACCCTGGACACCTTGTGTACCTTGAACTCCAGCAACGCTAAATTGCCATGTTGTTACAGTTCCAGTTCCAGAAACTATGTCTGCGTTAATTGTAATACTTGAGTTTACAGTTAAAGAAGTAATATTACCTTCAATAAACTGTGAAGGACTTGATGTATTAATTACTCTTACACGATCACCATTTAAAAATGCACCAGAGTTTGTAACAGTAAATGTTTTTGAACCAGTGGTGAGTGTGTTTGAAGTTGTTGAAGTTGTTACATTGTAACCTGAACCTTGGACTCCTTGTGTTCCTTGAGTTCCTTGCACACCCTGTGTGCCTTGTACGCCTTGTGTTCCCTGTGGACCCTGAACGCCTTGAATACCCTGGGTGCCTTGAGGCCCTTGAGTGCCTTGCACACCTTGTGTGCCTTGCGGACCTTGTACACCCTGAGTACCTTGTGGACCCTGAACACCTTGTGGGCCTTGCACACCTTGTGTGCCTTGTGGTCCTTGTGGACCCTGCAATCCTTGTATACCAGTAAGGCTAAATTGCCACGTTGTAATCGTTCCTGAGCCTTGGACCGTATCAATGCTTACTACTATACTTGAATTTGTTGTTACAGAAGAAATTGTTCCTTCTATAAATTGAGATGTATTTGCCGTATTGATTATTCTTACACGATCACCTGCTGCATAAGCTCCGCTACCATTTGGATTGCCCGATCCTATGATAACTGAAAAAGTTTTTGAACCTGTTGAAAATGTATTTGATGAGCTAGAAAATACTAAATATCCTGGACCTTTATTAACAGAAAGATATGCGTCAAGCTCTGTTGCTAAACGATAAATATCTCTAGGCACGTCAGGCGTGTCTGTATAGGCAGGGTAGTTAAAATTACCGCCCTGAGTAGTCTGAAGATTACTAGTATAGGTGTATTGCAGGCTCATATGCTACAAGTATACCAAAATAGTTAAAAAAGGCTATTTTTTAGACGTAGTTTTTAAGGTTGTATTCAATGGTTGAGCGATAGTTATCCCATATGTTTTCTTCAAGCATATCCTTGAAGATTTTAAAAGAATCTTCTTTTCTTCCAAGCCACCAACCGCTTACGGCTTTTTCAAACATAAATCCATATGAACCTGGGTACTCAACATCTGCTGGTAATGGATCATGTCTTGTAGCAAATCTTAAACCTATTTCTGCCCATGTATAACACTCTTGCCATTTTTGTGTTCTCTCATAAAAACGTGACAGTAAAAAGTATGCTTCAGGTCTGCTAGGCATATATTCAATTGCTTGTAATAATGTGCTACTTACAGTGTGCTCCCGCCCAGTCTGACTTTCTAGACAGAAAGAAATTCTTATTAATGAAGTATAAACAATAATAGGTGAAGACTCATAGCCATATTCTGCAGCTCTCAAATAAAAAGAAATTGCTGCAGCATTTTGGCCCAGCTCGTCGTACTTCTTTGCAATATCAAAGTTAAGTTGAGGATTAAACATATCATGAGAAGCGTTTTCAACTAATTCTTCAATTGATTTCATTTGTCAAAGCCTCCTGTATCATTTCTTCAACAACATCTTCTGTTACCTTTAAAATAAAAGCAGCATTATCTTGAAAACCAAACGATATGAGCAAATCATTTTTAAGCTTTGCTGCACCTGCACAAAATTCAATTCTGGCATCTAGAAATGAAAACTTGTCTGGAGAAACACCTATCAGATTAAACTCGTTATCCCAGACACACAATCTATGACGATATATTCCATCTTTTTGTCCCAAGTAGTTCCAGAACAACTCTGTCTCATGTGTTATTGATATATAGGTGTTTTCGTTCCAACGAATCATCTGAGATCCGCCCCGTAAATCAAACTTTACAGGCAATCCTGGATTTACAACAACTTGCTCACATCTTGCGGGAAGATCTGGATAAGTCTTAACAACTTCAACTGGAGAAGTCCATTTAATAAAATAGTAAGGCTTGTCAAGGATTGGATACCAGTTCTTTTCACAATAAGAATTATCTTTGCCTGGAGCAGGTATTCTAATTCTTGACTTTTCTTTGGCTTCCCACTTTTTCTTATTGATTTTAATTTCAACTAGTTCCATGCGACCTTCACCCGAAGGCTTTACATCTCTTCTGACACCAACCATATAATATTTATTATCCCACTTAACAAGACGGGCATCTTCTAACCCAACAAACTCCCAAACGGGCGGGATATCATTTTTGCTTGTATCAATTAAACAATAATCTGTAACCTCAAGATCATTATTCATTCTAACAAGATAGTTTGTTGTGCCTAGCTTTGCATCTTTTTCTGGATGAAGATATGCAAGTGGTCCCCATCTTGAAGGAAACTTTTGAGTATTTTCTGAATGAAATAGCGTGTAGTTTGTATGACGAAGATTAACTAAGATATCTCCGTCATCATCTATCATTACAGAAGGATTCATCAAGCCCGTGCCAAATGTAATATCTTTAGGGATTACAATGGGTGCTAGTTTGCCCCCAGCACTTACGGCTCTTTGAACAAGATTCATTATGAATTGATATCTACTATTTCACATTCTCCAGAAACACATGCAAGTGCTTGAGTTCCTGTTGTTGAATCTTCCAGCTCGTACAATGACAAAGCTGTCCAGTCAATCTTCTTAGGCATCTTTGCTGAAAGCTCTTTAAATGCTGTTTCATCAATCTCTTGATACGGAGCCTGAACATATGTATGCTCTGAATATGGCAAGAATGAAATTCCAGATACCTCATCAAAGTGCTTGTATACCCATGCTCCAACTTCCATCCATTCATCTTCCTTTACAGAAACTGTAATAGATGGCTTATGCTCACACCAGTGACGTTGATATGTTAGCCAAATTTCAAGTTGTTGAATAGCGGTAAGCTTATCTCTAGTAATAGCATGTGATGGTGCTTTTACTGGAAATGAAAATACCGAAGTATCATTTGGCTTCATTACATCGTCTTCTGTAGGAATACCTGAATCCTGTAAGAACTGTGTAATTGGATCTTTCTTATCACCACGAACTGTGCGAATATAATATTGTGAATGCCATGGATGCATTCCTGAAGACACCCCGACCAATTGGGAAACTGTTCCTGAAGGCTTCACGCAAGTTACTGCTGCTGATGCAGGAATCCCAATTTTCTCTGCTTCAATTACGTTTGTTGAAACTGCATACTCACGAAGATCGTCAAGTACCTTTGCAAGTTTTTCTGTTCCTTCTTGTCCAGAGAAGAACTTGTGCCCAAATTGTCCAGTTAATGAAACTCCAAGTAGACGTTCTTCTTCTGTATTATCCTTCCAAATCTTTCGGATATACTTGAAATCAGTTAGGGTTGATTGCCACGTTCCAAGAATTGACGCAAGGCGAACCTTATTCTTAACATCTTCAACTGTATCCTTTTCACGTAATACGACTTCTGATAGATTACAAAACTGATAAGGTCTGAGAATGATTTCTGAGCATGGGTTTGTCCCATAATGAATCTCCGATGATCTGCGGCCGTATTTAGCCGCTTGTGCTTGCGCTGCTGCCACATTGTAAATTCCTCTTTCTCCAGACTTAGAATCATAAAGTGATTTCCACTCTGCAATAAACTGTTGCATCTCTGGTTTGCGGGAATATGCAACAGAGTTGTTTGACAAAGCACGTTGAGAGTTCTTCTCCCACCAGTTACCAGCCTTTGCTTGTGCCATTTCAATATCATTAATGTTAGAAAGTGAAATCATAGCAGAACGGCGAACTCCACCAACTACAACTACTTCACCAATCTTACACATAATGTCATGAGCTTCAATTGGCTTTAGCTGACGACCAAGTGCTCCCTTAAATACTTGAATAGTAAAATCAAATAGATTTACAAGTGGTTGAGGTCCTGATGAACGCCCACCCATTGTCTTTAGGCGAGCACCTGAAGGACGAACCTTGCTGATATCAATTTGTGGAATCTGACCAGCCCAAAGAAGTCCCAGCAACTCACGATAAGCTTTTGCCCAACCCTCTTTTGAATCTCCAACAATGACTGTAGTTGATGATTTCTCAAGTGTTTCTGGAAGTGCGGGGATCTTATTAATGTACTTATACTCAACAGAGAATCCAACACCTGTTCCACACATAAGGATATACATTGCTTCATCAAATGAACGAGCATTGTCTACAGGAAGAAATGCACAATTGTATCCAGAAACATTTTCTCTTTCAAGTGCAGGTCCTGCAGTCATGACAGAACGCATTGATGGCATAACATTACGATTAAATACTGCATCACGAAGTTCTGCAAGAATCTTATCGTCTGGAACATACCCATGCTTCTCACGCAATTGAATTACCATAAACTTAAAGTAACGGTCTACAGTTTCACCCCATGTCTCACGACGATTTTCATCTTCTAGCCATCTCGCATAACGAGACAGTGCGATAAAATTTTCATATGGGTTTTCAATTGTATTAGACATGTTACTCCTAGGTTGGATTTGAATTAGAGATTAAGTGTATCACACTCAGTCTTTTAAAATCAAGATTTTAAAGATTTTCGTTTATTTCTCTTAGTCTTTGAACAGCTGGCTTTGTTACCTTTTCCCAGTTGTAGTCTTTATGGATTAGGAAAGCATTTTTGTAAGCTAGGTCACTATATTTATCATAGTTCTCTGCAACATCTTTCATGTAGTTAATTAAATGCTCATAGTTAGGTCTGTACATTTCGCCAGGATGAATTGTAGGCCATGGAGAACCAACTTTTTCTGAACCTAAAGGCATTGTGATATATCTTGCATATGTAGCCCAGGCTTCTGTGCAAATAGTAGGTATTCCTTTAGCCATTGCTTGGAGAGGATTTAATCCAAACCCCTCGCCCCATGACGGATAAACAAAAACGTCGCACAAGTCATACAAGCCATTCATTTGCTCGTTTGACAAAAGTGCTTCAATGGTTTTAATATTTGGATAAAATGCTCCAGGAGAACCACGGACTTCTCCAGTATCTGGATCAAAAATTCTAGTAGTGTTTATGCGACTTGCTTTTAACACAAGCTCAAAGTTTGGATCTTTACCAAAGATTTCAGTAAATGCTCTAACAACCATCTGAGCATCTTTTCTAAAGTAGGGTTCTCCGACATGCAAAAATCTAAAAGGGCGGGATTCGTTACGAGTTCTCTTTAAAGGAATCCATTCATCCTCTACACCATGCTCATAAACAAATACAGGCTTATCAGTATATTTTCTAAATACATCTGCACACCATGGAGAAGTTGTCCACATCTCATCAATGCCAGTTTTTAAAGGTTGCTCCCAGGATTCTGGAATCCAAGTAGATTCCCAAGGTGTATATCCAATTTTATATTGATGCTTGCCAAACTTGTACATATTTGGCTGAATGAATGAAACGGAAATTTTAGACTGTGGGTCTCCAATTACACATTCAATTCCTTGCTTATTTAATTCTTGAAAGATATGATATGATGCTTCGCCATATCCAACGTTGCGATCCATATACTCTGGAGCACCCGTCCAAGATACCTTCATTTACGCTCCTGACTTGTTTTTCTTAGTATATCATGATACGATTGAAGACACTACTCTTTCCCTAGGAGGTACATATGAATAATATGAACAAAGCAAGGATAAGAACAGTGTGGACTATGGTTGGTGTGACTATTCTCACACTAATTTCTGGGATTAATTCCAGTGTTCACGCTTTAACAGCACAAACTATCGTGTATAATAAAAATATATTATATATTAATAAATATACTAATTTAGTTAATATTAAAAATATTATTAATATAGATATAAATAATAATAAAAGCAATTCCAATGAGGAAGTTTATTTAATTAATGATCTTTCTACTGGAAAAACTTTTGAAATGCCCGCTTATAGCAAAATGCTAAATTTAAATCAAAGAGTAGATTCAAGGGTAATAATCTCAAGACTTGCAAATGCAATCCTTAGCCAAGAAACTGGCGGGGTTGACGCTTACTATCGCAAGTCTTATTCCAGTAGTGCATGTGGAGCTTTCCAATACATGTCAACATCATGGAATAACTTTATGGGTTACAAGAGTGCTTGCCAAGCACCAGAATGGGTTCAGGACCAACGCATGATTAATGAACTAAAATCATCTTATGCTACCTACCATAACTGGGCAAAGGCTGTGGCAGCTCATCTTTACCCATCAAGAGCAGGCAATACGGCAACTTGGAACAAACCAGTTCCAGGGAATCCTACTGTCTTCCAATATGTCTCATCTGTATTTCAGAAGGCGAACATAGCGTACTGATGAAAATTAAAATTTTTTCACAGTATTACAACTTAGCGCAGGCGGGTAGGGTAAAACCTCTCGCCTGTCCTAATCATAAGAACGATTACGTAATTCATGAGATAACTTACTGGCTAGTACATAAAGAACAAGACGATAAAGTCGTGCTATACTGTACAGCGTGTGGGTATGAGCAAATAGCTGGCCTACAACTATATGAAAATTTAATTGAGCAGATTAAGAGGATAGAAAATGCAGGAGCCTAATTTGGGAGATTACTTTGTAGTTAGAACTACAGGAATTGCAGCAAGACTAATTCAACTGGGAACTTGGTCAAAATGGAACCATGCTGGAATTTATATTGGTCATGGGCAAGTCGTTGAGGCTCGCCCGACAGGAGTATCAGTTTCTCCACTTTCCAAATATGCGAATAATCAGATTATCTGGAATACTGATGAAAACTCGCTTACTGAGGCTGATCGGAATAAGCTCGTATTATTTGCCACAGGATTCTGTGGAGATGGATACGGCGTCTGGTCAATTCTTGCTCTTGGATTCAAATGCCTGGGACTTTCTATATTTCCTGTCAACTGGCTGGCGGAAAAAGAAAACAGAGTAATCTGCTCACAACTCGTAGCATGGTCATATTCTCATGTTGGAGTAAAGCTAACACATAAGCGTCATGCATTAGTTACCCCGAAAGACTTAGCAGAGCGATTGAGCCGAAAGTAAGATTTAATGGACCTTTTGCCAATTGTTGATGGAAGATCATGTGAAGGATGCACAAAATGCTGTGAGGGGCATTTAAGGGCTGATATCAAGCTATCTGATGGTCGTGAGTCATTCATGGGAATGAAAGATGATATGTCTTTAAGCCCATGTTCATTTGTGCAGCAAGGTTTTGGATGCGGGGCATATGAGGAAAGACCAATGTTGCCCTGTAAGCTATTTAAGTGTGACTACTTGACAGATCCGACAATGCCTGATAGTTTTAAACCCTCAAGAAGTAATGCAATCTTCACCACCCGCACAATTAAGGGTATTGAATATACGATGCTGATTGAGGCGGGACGGAAACTGGATTCAGAAGTCCTATCTTGGGCAATATCAAAGCATTTAGAAGAAGGAACAAACTTCGCATGGAGAGTATTGGAGAATATTTTCTGGATAGGTGATGAACCCTTCAACAATATGATGGCAGAAGATTACCCATTACTCACAGAAACCTCTCATGGCAAAGATACACATTGAAAGAGCGTATATTGAGCCGTTTGAGGAGGAAGACCCCCAATCCTTTCAAATTTTGATTCACGTGAAACAAGGTAATGATAAGGGTCAGATTGACCACATATTTGCAGGAAAAGTAGAGCTTACCCACAATATACAATGGCTTCATACCTATACCGCCGAAAATGGAGATCTGGTAATCAATAACTCGGCGGGAATGGAAGCCAATAAGTGGGATTATTTAACAAGGGAGATAATAGACAATGGCTAAGTATGTATTTATAGTATTGGGTACTATATTTGTATGGGAGTATTTGAGGAGATAATATGGGGAATCTAGGGGAAAGCATGGAGTCTCTTGCTGAATTCCAGGCAATATTTGAAAATATCCGTGAGCTTCTAGGTGCAATATTCATCCAAGAGCAGCGTAACTATGATATGCTAGTAATGATTGCAGATAAGCTAGGTGCTGATACTGATAAGATGATATCTTTGCACGAACAAGGTTCTGTGCTTGCTCCCGCCCCATCTTTTATATTTGAGGATGAAGAAAATGATGTTCAATCTGAGTGACACATGTCACGATATAAAATTTACGCTTACTCCTGGAGAAGATACCTATCACATTTATACTGATAAGTATTTTTTCATCATTCCTAGATCTGGATTACATAATCTACAATATGGTCTAAATGCTCATTATAAGCATACCGAGCTACTTTTTGGATTTACAGATGAAGAATTGACCATCTTGCAGAAAAAACGTCCTAAAAGATCTGCTATTGATGAAATTAACTATCAGATAGAGAGAAAGTCTTATAATGGAGAGGTTATAGCTCCTTCTGATCTGATTTCCCGCCTTCCTTATATGTCTCAATCTAGAAATCGCAATGGAAAACAGAATATTGCTGATTCCAGATGGAAAAATGCTATCAGAAATGAAAATCCCAAGGTTTTGAGACTCATAGAATGGTTTGAAGAAGAAGAATCCTATATTCGCACTAAATTTCCTGATGTACATTGGACAAAAGGTACATTTTCTATCTCTCCATGTCATATTTATCCAGTTAAAAAGGATAGAGGAGAAGATTCTTGGACTCCCGACAAAATTTTACGTGATTTGAGCATTGTAAATAAGTGTTTTGATAAAATTTCATCATCTCCACTAGCTGGAAAGCATGCTATAAATGAAAATGATGCTCAAATAGCCCTAGATTATCTAGACACCTTTGATTTTCATGATCTTTCTATCTCCCGCCAAATTTTTTATCACATTTTGACTCGTAGAATTGCTCAAAATTTCTACCAAACTTATTTTATAACAGATATTGATCTAGATATCTAGTAAAAATCCTTATTTTCTGCTTCTAGGGATTCTTTCAGTTCTTTTGCATGTAATCCGCAATAGTGAAATATGCCATCATTGGTATGAATTGTCTCTTTGAATTCCCGCCAACATTTGTCACATGTTTCCATATTTTTCCAAATACTCAATAGCAGATTTTAATGTACTTATATTGTCTTCAAATTGACCTAAAGAAATATTGCATCCAGTACACAAGATACCTCTAGCCTTATTTTTATTGTGACAATGATCCATAGAATCCTTATCTGTAATGGCATCTAGGCAAATTGCACACTTACCGCCCTGTTTTTCAAAAATAGCATAAAATTCTTCTTTTGTAACACCATATTCCCGTAATCTACGTCTCCAGGTCATATCTTCATTTTCCTTTAAACGTAATTCTTCGTTATTTGCTCTACGATCTTTTAAATATTTTTTATGACATTCTCTACATTTACTTCTATCTTTTAAAAATAAAGAAGATTCTCCTATTGTCCCGCAATTTTTACATGTTTTCATGAATCTCCAAGTATTTGACCATATTTTCTAAAATTTCCACGCTATCTTTTGCAGCACCTAAACCAAGATTGCACTTTCTGCATAAAAGGCTTCTAATTTTACCTGTTTTATGATCATGATCTACAGCAGAATAGTTTTTTATCTCTTTGTGACATATATCACACTTATAATCTTGATTTTTAAGCATGTTTTCAAATTCTTCCATGCTTAAATCATATTTTCTTTTAAGAGCATAAGCTTTCCAAGAATTTTTATAATATCCCATATTTTTACTAACATGCATATTTGTAACCTCTGCCTTACATGGCTTACAATATGCTGTTATTCCATCAGGTCTTGAAGCATCATTCCAGTATTCTGATCTTTCTTTACGCTCCCCGCATTTTGGACATCTTTTATGTGTTGCTGAATTTCCTTTATTGTATCTCATAACTGTATCATACCATACTTTTAATAACATTTTAAAATGAACAAAAATGTGATTCCCAATTTTCCATGTATGATTCGCATTGGAAAGCCAAAAACGATTTTCAGAATAGTGCGCCCGAAATGTCCGAATTGTCTGGAGTGTCCTACCAAAATGTGGCGCACATCACAAACTATTTTTAAAAGATGTCCGAATTGTATGCATTTTGGACTTGAAAATGTCAGACCCCTCTGTTATATTTATCTTATTGAAAGGGAGAAACCCAATCAAACGAAAGTATCTTGAAAGGATAACTAAATGAAAATGAAACTACACTTCCCAGCCCAATCAGGCTACAATGTTAAAGAGTCTACAACCTGCTCGTGTGGCAAGACTATCCGCTATTGGCGAGGTAGCCCGCTATCTACATGGATGGCTACTGATTCAGGTATCTACTGCACAGGAAAGGTGGCAGAATAATGTCATACTCATTTGATAAAACTAATGACCGTTGGTCTGAACTAGCAGACGATTACCAATCTATGCTAGATGAATTGGCTTCTGAGGATATGGAAGATGTCTTTATCCCCGTTGCACACTTTGACCCTGATGAGGTGTTGTAATATGGAAAAAGATATTTTTGGTTTCGCTGATGCGATACAACTAGACCACTTAACCGATGAACAACTAACAGTTGTTGAAGATATTTTTAAAGATTGGAAATAAATAAATGATGACTCGTAAAGACTATGTTTCTATCGCTAAGATTCTTAATTCATATTTGACAGAATATAATTCTGAATCCCGCCCGTCATTCGTTGCAGAGTTTGATGATTCGTTGGTTCAACCTTTTATTAAAATGTTTGCAAAAGATAATCCTAACTTTGATGAAAATAAATTTTGGGATGCGTGTTTCGGAGATTAATTTCTCCGCTGTTGGGCCGACCCACCGATCCAAGGCCGACCCGCTCGGGCGTGTCGCATACTGTGTGACGAAGCTCACAAAAATAGTTTTTTTACGTGTCCGATTTGTACACATATACTGGCGGGTAATGTCAGACCCCCCTGCTATAATACTCGTATAAACAAAAGAAAGGAATTCCAAATGAATTCACTAATTATCAAGGGTGGTTGCACAAGCCACGAAAATTGTCCAAACGAGTTTTATATGGAATGGGATAAATGCACAACTTGTGGCGTTTATGTCAATGTAGACCAAGAGTTTAATGAAGGTGATGAAATTGAGTATGGTTGCCCGAATTGTGGTGATTTACACAAATTCTCAGTGTGATATAAAACACACAGACACAACGGCGTGTCACCTTGATTTTTCCCAAACAACCTGCTAGAATACTCAGTATTAGAAACTAAAGAAAGGTGGTCAAAATGACTACACTAGAAACAATAAACATATTCGCTGAACTCGGACTTTCGGGTGCATTAGAAAATCGTATTATTCATGAATACAATAATGGCGGAGTAAAATCTGCTTATGGTTTATCTAACTTATATCGTGCGATTATCATTAAATGGTTATTCGCTGTAAATCCTAAGTGCTACTGTGTGGAGTGTATCTAATGAAAACTCTCATAATGCTAGCACTGCTTGTCAGCGCCTTCGTGTATAATTACCTAAACAATAAGAAATGGAAGCACTTAGACTAATGAAAAAAATGCTATTCGCTCTAGTGGTAATTCTTCTCCTGATTATCACAAGTCCCGCCCAAGCACGGGTTTATCATGTCCATACAATTAAACTATCAAAGACTCATGCAGCTAATCCATTTAAGGGCATGAGACACCAAAGGCTCAAAGTAGCCCGCAAAGGCACAGTTTTGGTTTATCACCCATAAACCAATGTCAGACCCTAGTGCTATACTAGGGACATAACCAACTAACAAGAAAAGGAAAAGAAACATGACAGTAGCAAACAAGACTTATCAGGTAGGCGATTTGTTCACCACTCAGAAGTCAAAGGTCACAGGCGTAATCAAGGCAATAGAGCCAAAGGACGCTAACACGACTCTTGTTCTTCTTGATGTCAATGGCGAGGAACGCTTCACAACCGTTACTTTCTAAGTTTAGGGAAATACCCTAGACAACCTGAGCAAGTTGTAAAACTGCTCAACAACCCAACAAGAAAAAAAGAAAAGGAAAACTAATGTCACTCAACGGATACACATATCAAATCGGAGATTTGTTCACAACTAGCAAGACAGGTGTCACAGGACGAATCCGTGATTTCACACCAATTAACTCAAAGCTAACTCGTGTAGGTTTGGTTCTTGCAAATGGTTCATATCGTTTCGCTATGGTAAAAACCTCAAAGTAATGCTATAATTTTTAGGCGGGGCTCTAGTAGTCCCGCCCTACTAATAAAAGGAGAGTAAATCAAAAATGATGACACGTAAAGACTACGTAGCAACTGCAGAAATTCTAAACTCTTATGGTTCTGAAATGCGTTTGGAAGTATTTGAGGATTTGGTAAATGATTTCGCAGAAATGTTTGCAGAAGATAACGAAAGATTTGACTCAGATAGATTCTGGGACGAATGTTTTAAAACTGTAAATCACAATTAAATAAAATTCCTGAGCAAGAATTAAAACTGCTCATGATCCATAATAAATAATTGAAAGTTCAACTATCAGATGCGGGCCGACCCGCACTCGGGCGTGTCGTTTACGGTATGATTTTTATCACATTATTTGAGCGTCTCACAATATGAAATTACTCGTGGGTAAGTAGAATAATGTCAGTACGTTCTGTTATACTAGGGGTATCAAGAGAAAGAAGGTCACAAAGTGAACCTAGAAGAATATAAGGCGTATGTCCTAGCCACCCGCCAAAAAGAAACGCTGTCAGC